AGACCGCTCGTACCCAGTTGTGTGCAAAGCCGGGAAAAATGGGGGGGTACCCCTTTCCAGAAGTAGGTGGTTGTACGTGAAATCTGAGGTGGTTTATGGCTGGAAACGGAAACTCTGGGCGACCGGCCAAGCCTGCAGTGGTGCATCTGATCAAGGGCAACCCCAGTAAGAAAGACGCTGCAGCACTGCTGCGCGAGGTGGCCCAGCCGGTAATTCCGGTTGAGGCTCCGCCGATGCCTGATTGGCTGGATGAGGATGCGGTCACTGAGTGGAACCGGGTGGTGCCTGACTTGATCAAGCTGGGTCTGATCTCGGTGCTCGACCGCCAGGCGCTGGCTCAATACTGCGAGGCGGTCTCCGACTACCGCCGCTGGACCCTGTTGATTCAAGAGAAAAACGCCAGCCTTTCCAGCCCAGGTGGCGGGGATGTGCAGACCTATCGCACTGGCGCCCGCGACCTTTCGGTCTGGCGTCGGCTGCGCAATGACGCCGAGCGCCGCGCGGATGCGGCTGGCGCAAAGTTCGGCTTCTCGCCGATGGCCCGCCGGGCGCTGAAAGCGCAGGCTCCGCAAGGTGAGTTGTTCCCCAATGAGCAAAAGCAGATCGCCGAAAAGTACTTCACTTGATCGCGTCACCGCCTTTGCCCGTGATGTTCAGGCCGGTGCCATTGTCGCAGGGCCGGACGTTCGCAATGCTGCGCAGCGCCACCTTGGCGACCTGGTGCATGGCCCGTCGCGTGGGTTGTTCTGGGATGCCGACTCTGCAAACCGCGCCATTGGGTTCTGTGAGGATGTTCTCTGCCTGAACGGCGGTGAGTATGAGGGCTCGCCTTTCCTGCTCAGCCCCTGGCAGACGTTCATCATCGGCTCGATCTTCGGTTGGAAAACCGCCGACGGTTACCGGCGCTTTCGGACGGTGTATATCGAGACCGCCAAGGGCTCTGGCAAGTCGCCGCTAGCTGCCGCGATTGGCCTCTATGGCATGGTCGCCGATGGCGAGGCGCGTGCCGAGATCTACGCTGCCGCGACGAAGAAAGACCAGGCCATGATCCTGTTCAGGGATGCTGTGGCGATGGTTGACCAGTCGCCGATCCTTGCTGAGCGCGTTGAGAAATCTGGGCGTGGTGAGAAGGTCTGGAACCTGGCGCACCACAGCTCGGGCAGTTTCTTCCGGCCGATCAGCGCGGACGATGGCCAGTCCGGCCCGCGTCCGCACGTGGCGCTGCTCGATGAGATCCACGAGCACAAGACGCGCATGGTCGTGGACATGATGCGCGCCGGCACCAAGAGCCGCCGCCAAGCCTTGATCGTGATGATCACGAACAGCGGGCACGACCGCACCACCATCTGCTACGAGTACCACGAGTACGGCATCGCGGTGTGCAAGGGCGACAAGCTCGACGATTCGTTCTTTGGATTCATCTGCTCGCTTGACGTGGGTGACGATCCGTTCAAGAGCGAAGAATGCTGGCCCAAGGTCAACCCCAACCTGCCCTATGGCAAACCGGGGGATGCCAACGGCGGTGTGCCTGGTTACAAGTACCTGCGCGAGCAGGTGACCGAAGCCCACGGCATGCCGGCGAAAGAGTCCACGGTGCGCCGGCTCAACTTCTGCCAGTGGGTGGATGCAGCCAACCCTTGGATCTCGGCTGAGGTCTGGATGGGCTGTGAGCGGCAATTCCACCCGGACGATTTGCCCATGGGTGAGTTGTGCTTTGGTGGCCTGGATCTGTCCGGCGCGCGTGACCTTACGGCCTTGGCGCTTTACTTCCCGCGCCTGCGCCGCGCCATGGTGGAGTTCTGGACGCCCAAGGGTTCACTGCACGACCGAGTGAGAACGGACAAGGTTCCCTATGACGCCTGGCTGCGCGATGGCTACATCCATGCCACTGATGGCATGGCGGTTGACTACGCCGCTGTTGCGATCCGTCTTGGAGAGCTGGCAGTGCGATTCAACATCGAGGCAGTGGCATTCGACCCCTACCGCATCAAGTACTTCCAGCCTGAGCTGGAGGCTGAGGGTATTGCCGTGCCCCTGATCTCGCATGGCCAGGGCTACTACAAGGCCGGCGATTCGGGCCTGTGGATGCCGCGCTCTATCGAGGTGATGGAGAAGGCACTCACCGAGCAAACACTGGAGGTCATGCTCAACCCATGCTTGCGCTGGAACGCAGCCAGCGCGGTGCTTGAGGCTGACCAAAAAGACAACCGTATCTTCGCCAAGCGGAAAAGCACCGGCCGTATCGACGGCGTTGTCGCGTTGGCGATGGCGTTCGGTGCAGCGGACATGCCGATCCCTGAGGCGATCAACGACATATTCATGGTGCTCTGATGCTCGGTTTCGGGAAATCAAAACGGCTGGAACAAGAGCTTGTCAGCCTACGCGAAGAGCTTGGCCAGCTGCGCAACCAGACCACAACCTGGCACGACATGGGCCGTGAGCAATTTGCCGAGCTGTTTGGGGCGGTGCCAACCTCCTCGGGTTTGGCCGTGACCACCGAAACAGCCAAGCGTAGCGCCGCTGTGTATGCCTGTTCCAGGCTCATCGCTGGTGCTATTGCCCTGCTGCCTTTGCCGATTTACGAGCGTAAGGGCGGTAGCCGCGAGGCCATTGATCACGACTATTGGTACATGCTCAATGAGTCGCCCTACGCGACCCTTACAGCCTGCTCCTGGTGGGAGTGGATGGGCAGCTCCATGCTGATGCGTGGTGATGGCATTACGCAGGTCCTACGTAACCGGGCCGGAGTGCCGACTGGTTTTATGCCGCTGCCTCGCGAGTGCGTCCAGCCAGAGGTTCGTGATGGGCGGCTGGCTTACTTCATCTATGACGGCACCAAGCCTTACGGACTGGATCAGGATGACGTGCTGCATTTTCCTGGGTATGGCTTTGACGGTACATGTGGCGAGTCGGTGATCCGTTACGCGGCGCGGCAGGCGGTTGGTACTGCGTTGGCGGCTGATCAGTACAGCGGTGAGTTCTTTGCCAACGGTGCGACCCCGAGTGTGGTTATCACCTACCCGCAGGGCGTGGCTCCCACAGAAGGGCAGCAGGGCGAGTTGCGTAACCAGTTCGACGAACGCTATGTCGGTCAAGGCAAACGCCACCGCCCGCTGCTGCTGGTCAATGGTGGTAAGGCGGAGGCGGTCAGTCTCACCGCCGAGGATGCTCAGCTGCTGGAAACACGTAAGTTCCAGGTGATTGAGATTGCTCGGGCGTTCGGCGTGCCGCCGCACATGATCGGTGAGACCTCGGCGTCCACCAGCTGGGGCAGTGGCATCGAGCAGATGTCCATTGGCTTCGTGCGCTACACGCTCGGCCCGCACCTGCGCCGCATCGAGCAAGAGCTGAACCGTAAGCTTTGGCCAGGTAGCGGCAAGTACTTTACCGAGTACAACCGCGAAGGCCTGCTGGCCGGCGACTCCAAGACCGAGGCCGAAGTGCTGGGCAAGGGCCTGGGCGGCCCTGGTGCGCAGGGCTGGATGACGGTCAACGAAGTGCGCCGCATCAAGAACCTGCCGCCGATTGAAGGTGGCGACAAGGTTGTTTTCCAGACTCAGAAGGCCGCGAAAAATGAAACTCCTCCAGCTGTTCCAGAATAACCAACAGGCCAAGCGCGACTTCCGCATCGTCAACGAAGGCGGCGAGGCCACCATCTATATCTACGACATCATCGGCGAGGACTGGTACGGCGGTGTTGCCGCCAAAGACTTCGTGATGCAGCTCAATGCGCTGGATGTCGAAGTGATCCATCTGCGCATCAACTCACCAGGTGGTGATGTATTCGACGGCCGTGCCATGGCAACGGCCTTGAAACAGCACAAGGCCAAGGTGATTGCCCATATCGACGGCCAGGCTGTTTCGGCCGCCACCTACGTGGCGCTGGCTGCGGATGAGGTGGAGATCTGCGCGGGTGGGTTCTTCATGATCCACAACGCCTGGACCATCCAGATGGGCAACGCGGCTGAGTTCCGTTCTGCTGCTGATCTGCTGGATAAGGTCGATAGCAGCATCAGTGCGGACTACGAGCAAAAGACGGGCAAGTCGGCCGAGGAGATCACCGCGATGATGGCGGCGACCACCTGGATGACCGCCGAGGAGGCGCTGGCCGAAGGCTTTGTAGATCGCATTGCGCCGGATAAGAAGGCCGCGAAGAACCACTGGAACCTGTCTGCCTACGGCAACGCGCCCAAAGCGCTGACGGACCCAGAAGAACCCGAACCCCAAGTAGACCGTGATGCGCTTGAGCGTCGCCTGTCCCTGCTGGAAAAAATCGCTGCGTAGGCGCTCCCGCCCGACGCGAACCTGAACCCGCCTAGTGCGGGTTTTTTTATACCTGGAGAAAAGTGAATGTCTATCCAAGCACTGCGCGAGCGCCGCACTGGTCTGGCCATTGAGGCGCGGAAACTGCTCGACGAAACAAAGGACAAGAAGTGGACGGCGGAAAACGACGCCAAGTACAACCAGCTAACCGGCGAGATTACCGATCTCGACAAGTCTATTGAGCGGCACCAGAAGGTGCTGGATTTGGAAGCCGAGCAGCGTATCGAGCACCGCGACCCGAAAAAGGGTGGCAAGCGCGATACCGAGGATCTGCTCTCTGAGATCGGCATCTTCGACACCTGGATGCGTCGTGGCGAGAAGGGCATGAATGCCGAGCAGGCCGCCAAGTATTACAACACCATGAGCACCACTACCCCGGCTGAGGGCGGTTATACCGTGCCTACCACTGTGGGTGCCGGCCTGATCGAATCCCTCAAGGCTTTCGGTGGCATGCGCGCTGTAGCCGAGTTGCTGCCTACGGCTACCGGCAACCCGATGGGCTTCCCGTCGACTGATGGCACGAGCGAAGAAGGTGAGCTGCTGGCTGAAAACGCCCAGGCGAGCAATCTCGATCCGAGCTTCGGTACGGTTAGCCTGAACGTGTTCAAGTACAGCTCGAAGATTATCGTGGTGCCGATTGAGCTGTTGCAGGACAGCACGGTTGATATCGAGGCGTTTGTGCGCCGCCGCATTGTCGAGCGCATTGGCCGTATCACCAACAAGCAGTTCACCATCGGTTCTGGTGTTGGCCAGCCGCGCGGTATCGTCACTGCATCGGGTGTCGGCAAGGTTGGCCAGACTGGCCAGACGCTGACCTTCACCTACGACGATCTGGTTGATCTGCTTGAGTCAGTTGACGATGCCTACCAGGCTACCAGCTGCAAATTCATGTTCGCGCAAAGTGTTCGTAAGGGGCTGCGCAAGATGAAGGATACCGGTGGCCGTCCGATCTGGACCCCGGGTTACGAGGCTGGCATCACTGCCGCCGCGCCGGATTTGCTGCTCGGTCAGGAAGTCGCCATCAACAACCACATGCCGGACCCGGCGGCCAACGCCAAGTCCATCGTTTATGGCGATCTGAGTAAGTACATGATCCGTGATGCGCTCAATGTCAGCCTGATGCGCTTCGATGATTCGGCCTTCGCTTCCAAGGGCCAGGTCGGCTTCCTGGCGTTCTGCCGTTCTGGCGGCAACCTCACCGATGTGAGTGCGGTTAAGCACTACCAGCACTCGGCTACCTAATCCGGTATCCGCTTCGCGGCCGCAAGGCCGCGCCTCATCTATTACGGGAGTGAGTTTCTATGGCTGCTAAAACAACGGCGTGCCGCATTCTTTCGGCGTGCCAGCCGGATGGCATCAAGTACCAACCGAATCAAGTGGTGGAATTTCCTACCGCCCTGGTGAGTGCCCTCAAGGATCAGGGCGTTATCGACCCGAGCAAGGGGGCTGTCGACTACTGCCTGAAAGAGCTGGGCGTTACGGCAGTGGTACATGCCGCCGCTGATGACGCCGATCAGGCGTAACGGTGGGGCTTGTTCGATTGCAGGCACCTGCAGAGGTGCCTGTCTCTGTCGATGACGCCAAGCTGCATCTGCGTATCGACGGTGACGCCGAGGACGCTGCGGTAGAGCGAATGATCAAGGCGGCGACCAGCAATGCCGAGCGACTGACCAACCGGGCATTCGTGACGCAACGCTGGGCGTTGGTGCTTGATCGTTTCCCTGGTGGCAATCAGGCCATCAAGCTGCCGCTGCCGCCCCTGCAGTCAGTTGACGCCATCAAGTATTTCGATAGCGCCGACACCGAGCAGACTCTGCCTGCCTCGGATTACGTTGCAGACCCAACAGGCCTGATCGGCAAAGTGCTGCCAGCCTGGCGCAAGACCTGGCCCGCAACTAGCGGCCGGCCCATGGCTGTACGCATCGAGTTCACGGCTGGCTACGGTGCCCCGGAGGAAGTGCCCCCGGATATCGTCGCGGCCATGCTGCTGCTCTTGGGCAGCCTGGATCAGAACCGCGAGGCTGTGGTCATCGGCACCATCGTGGCTGAATTGCCGATGGGCGTTGAGTACTTGCTCTCCCCCTTTGTTATTCCGAGTACGCCATGAGACTAGGCCCGCTGCGTCACCGAGTGTCCATCGCGCTGCGCCAGGATGTGCCGGATGCGTTTACCAGCCTGACGGAAACCTTCGTTGATCCAACGCCTCGCTGGGCTGACATCCAGCCAGTGAAGGGTGCGGCTTGGATTGGTTCTCGCCAGGTCAGCAGCGAGATCACCCATCAGATCCGCGTGCGGTATCTGCCGGGCATAACGAATGACCATGAGGTGAGTGAAGGCTCCCGCCGCTTTCGCGTGCGACGGGCCTACAACCATCAAGAGCGTGGTGCCTGGCTGATTATGGATTGCGAGGAGTTGCAGCGATGAGCCTGAGCAGATCGCCCTTTATGCGGGTTGCCGTCCGGGGGTATCTCGGTTGGCGATTCGATGTGGATGCCATACGCCGCATCGTTCAACAAACCGCCGAGCAGATGGAGGGCGAGGCGAAGTCACTGCTTGAGGGGGCGTCCGGTTCGGGGCGGGCCTATCCGTTACCGGGTGGCTCTACCTACACCGCGTCCGGTGCTGGTGATCTGCCAGCCTCGCGCACTGGTGACCTGGCCAAAAGCATTCTGGCCCGTAGCAGCAAAAACGGGCTATCCGCCTGGATCGGCCCCTCGCGTAAGGCAGGGATGAAAGACCCGTTCTACCCAGCCTTTCTGGTGTACGGAACCAAGACGATGGCCAAGCGCCGTAATGCCATCAGCATGGTTAGCCGCCGCTACCGTGGTCGGTTCAATCGTGCGCTGGCCAAGGCAATGGAAACCTCAATCAGGCCGCAAGCATGAATCTAGATACCGTCATCACCCGCATCAGACAGAAGTGCCCCAGCTTTGCTGACCGCGTTGCAGGTGCCGCCGAGTTCGCTGCTTTACCGCTGAACGCCAAGGTGGATCTGCCTGCTGCATTTGTCATCCCGTTAGATGACCAGGCCGCCGAGCAGGAAAGCATGAACCGCTACAGGCAAGGCCTGACTGATCGGGTCGCGGTGGTGGTGGTTCTCGATAACAGCGCCGACCGGCGCGGCCAGGCGGCCGTCACCAACGTGCACGATGTTCGCGCGGAGTTGTGGCGTGCGCTGCTGCTCTGGCCGCCGGGCGAGGAGTATGACGGGCTGATGTATGAGGGTGGCCAGGGTTTGGATTTGAACGCCGCCCACCTGTACTACCAGTTCGAGTTCAGTGCCGCGACCGAGATCGGCGTCGAGGATACGGCGCAGCCCGGCATGGTGGCGGATTTGCCTCGACTGGAAACCATTCAGGTGCGCGCGGATGTGATCGACCCCATGGTCGACCCCAACAACGTGCCGGGCCAGAACTACAACCCGGCACAACCCAACCCACGTACCTCGGGGCCAGATGGCCGCACCGAGGCCGGTGCGGATATTCAGCTGGAGCAATAACCCATGTTCGTTAAACCCGCGCCTGGCTGCGTCGTCACTGACCCAGCCACCGGCAGGCCTTTGCCCGCAAAAGGGGCTGAGGTGCCGAAAACCCAATTCTGGCTTCGTCGTCGCGAAGTCGGTGATGTGGTCGATGCCACGCCTAAAACGAGGAAGCCCGCCCAATGAGCAGCATGACCTTTAGCCAGATCCCAGCGGGCCTTCGTGTCCCGTTCTTTTATGTGGAGTTGGACAACTCCAAGGCCAACAGCTTCAGCCAGAACATGCGCGCGTTGCTTGTCGGTCTCAAGACGGCTGACGGCACTGCAGCTGCCAACGTACCGGTGATCTGTTCCAGCGGTGATCAGGCCCGCCAGATGTTCGGCGAGGACTCGATGCTGGCCGCCATGGTGCAGAGTTTTCGCGACGGCAACCTGTTTACCGAGTTGTGGTGTGCGCCGCTGGCTGAGCCCGGTGCTGGTGTTGCCGCTGTCCAGACCATTGCCTTCACGGGTGTTGCTGCTGCCTCAACGGTTGCCGCGCTCTATATCGGTGATACCCGTGTTGCGGTCACGGTTTCGGCTACCACCACCAATGTGGCGTTGGCTGCTGCATTTGCTGCTGAAATTGAGGCCAACACCCGCCTGCCAGTGAATGCGAGCGCCGCCGCTGGCACGCTGACCCTCACAGCCAAGTTCAAGGGCGAGGCTGGCAACGGCATTGCGTTGAGCTTGAATCGTCGCGGTGTTGCCGGTGGCGAGCAACTGCCAGGCGGCATCACTGCTGGGCCGGTGGTTCTGGCTACATCTGGTGCAGGTGCGCCGAGCCTGGACGGCCTGATCGCCAACCTGGGCGATGAAGAGTACGACTTTATTGGCAGCGCCTTTGCTGATGCGGTCAGCCTGGATGCGCTGCGCGATGAGATGAACGACATCACCGGCCGCTGGTCCTGGGCGCGCCAGGTGTATGGCCACGTCTACACGGGTAAGCGCGGTAGCCTGGGTACTCATCAAGCTTTCGGCGTTACCCGTAACGATCAGCACGCCACAGTGTTTGGCCTGGAGCCTGGCATTGGTGCCTGTGACTATGAGTACGTCGCCGCGCGGATGGCGCGTGAGTCGACCCTGCTGAGTGCGCATGTAGCGCGCCCAACCCAGACCGGCGAAGTCGTAGGCCCGCTGGGTGCTGCTGCACATGAGCGCTTCACCCTGACGGAAAAGCAGACCCTGCTATCCAGTGGCATCGCTACGCATTACACCGGCAAGGATGGCGTGGTGCGCATCGAGCGCTCCATCACCACCTACCAGAAGAACGCCTGGGGCAGTAACGACACCAGCTATCTGGACAGCGAGAACATGCACCAACTGGCTTACGTCATGCGCTACCTGCGCACGGGCGTCACCAGCCAGTTCGGCCGCCATGCGCTGCGCTCTGATGGCCAGCGCGTGCCAGAAGGTGTGGCCACCCCGAGCATGATCAAGGCGCGGCTGGTTGCTGACTACGGCGTGATGGAGCGCCAGGGCATTGTTGAGAACACCGAGTTGTTTGCGGCCAATGTCATTGTCGAGATCGACGAAACCAACCCCAACCGCGTCAACGTGTTGTACCCGCCGGATCTGGTCAACCAGCTGCGCATCTTCGCGGTGCTCAACCAGTTCCGCCTCAACTACTAAGGGGAGCTAACTGCTCATGAAAAACCGTATTGCAGGTGTCTGCTTTCTCTCTGTAGATGGCGATCAGCTGGAGCTGGCGGGCAAGCTGAACTGCTCGCTAGATCCGGCGGAAAAGGAGGGGCTTTCGGGCCTCTCCGGTGTTGCCGGTTACAAGGAAACGCCACGCGTACCCTTTATCGATATCGAGGTGTTCGTGCCCAAGGGCTTCCCCATGGCGAAGATCCGCGACCGCGATGACCTGGTGATCACCGCCGACCTGGCCAACGGCATGAGCGGGGTGCTCTCCGAGGCCTGGCTTGCCGGGGCGATTGAGCTGGACGCTGCTGAGGGTAAGACCAACCTCAAGTTTGAAGGGAAGGACGGCAAATGGATCTGATCATTCCGCTCAAAAAGCCCATTGAAGCCCACGGCCAACCGCTTTCAGTGCTCACGCTGGCTGAGCCCAGCGGCCAGAACGTGGTGCAGCTCGGTGAACCCTTCGTGCTGACCGCTGATGGCGGCATTCGTGAGCTGCCGGCGATCACCATCAACTACATCGTCAAGCTGGGCAAGATCCCGCGCAGCTCGGCCGAGGCCCTGCCGCCAGGTGATCGCAAAGCAGTGTTTCTCAAACTGCTCCCTTTTTTGATGCCGGAGGGCAGCGAGGAGGAACCGAGCGACTGATCGAACTTTGCTTCGAGGTCGCGCGGTTCTTCGGCACCTCGCCGGCAGAGGTTCTGGGTCTGCCGCACTCTGAGCGCGAGCTGTGGGTGCAGCAGGCTGCGCGTATGTCACTAGAGGATAAGGAAGCGGCCAATGTCTAAGAGCGCATTTACAGCGGTTCTCTCGGTCATTGACCGTGTTTCGGCACCGCTGAAGAAGTTGGAGCGCCAGTTGCGCCCGTTCAAGCGAGCATTCAAGGATATAGGTGATGCCTCGGCTGGCCTGCAATCCAGCCTGCGTGGCATCGCCGGGCCGTTGGCGATTGTCTTTGGTGCTGCTGGCCTGGGCAGTATTGGCGCCATCGGTACGCAGATCGTTGGCACCTCGGCTCAGTTTGAAAAGTTTCAGACGGTACTGGAAACGATTGAGGGCAGTTCGGCTAAGGCTAAGGCGTCCATGGATTGGGTCGCCACATTCGCCGCCAAGACGCCCTATGAGCTGAACGGTGTGACTGACGCCTTCGTGAAGCTCAAGGCCTACGGGATCGATCCGCAGGCCGGCGCGCTTCGCTCTGCCGGTGACGCCGCTGCTGCAATGGGTAAGCCGCTGGAGCAGGCGGTCGAGGCGCTTGCCGATGCGATGACGGGCGAGAACGAGCGCCTGAAAGAGTTTGGCATCACCACCGAAAAAACCGGCGATAACATCGTTTACCGCTGGCAGCAAAACGGTAAGGCGATGGTCGCCACTGCCAAGAAGAACTCGCGCGATCAGATCCAGGCAGTTATCCAGGGCATCTGGAACAGCCGCTACGGCGGCGCGATGGACAAGCTGTCCAGCACCTGGGACGGCATGTGGTCCAACCTGCAGGACACCCTGACCAAGTTCTACAAGATGATCGGTGACGCTGGCATCTTCAACGAACTCAAGGGCGAGCTGGCCGGCGTGCTTAAAACGCTGGATCAGATGGCGGCAGATGGCTCGCTGCAAGCCTTTGCACAAACTATTTCAGATGAGCTGGTCAGCGCTTTCCGCGAGCTGAAAAGCTGGGTGGTGGCAGTTGATTGGAAGGCCTTCTGGCTTGACCTGAAGGCCTTTGCTGGTGGTGTTGCCTCAGTGGTTAGCGCGCTGGGTGGCCTCAAGGGCATTGCGATCATCATCGCCACGGTGATGGGCGTGCAGGTGTTGGCGTCGATTGTGGGGCTGACCACTGGCCTAATTACGCTGGCTGCAGCGGCCGGGCCGGCGCTAATCGCTATTGCCACCGGCTTCAAGGCACTGCTGCTGGCCACCGGCCCAATCGGCATGGCCATCGCCTTGATCGCCTATACGGCCTATGTGCTGTACGAGCATTGGGATTCTGTCGGACCTTGGTTCGCCAAGCTGTGGGACAGCATCACCACCGTTCTGCGCGGTGCGTATGAGGTGATCGCTGGGATACTGACCGGCGACTTCGGTCGTGCGTTCGATGGCTTTATGTCGATTGGTCAAGGCATGTATCAGTGGTTCTCAACCATGCTTGAGGGGTTGGTTGGGGCGTTCAACTGGGCGTTGGGTGCCATCCAGCCGATTCTGGATGTGATCGGTAAGGGCATCAGCCAGGTCGGCGGGTTTATCGGCAGTGCCGGTGGCTTGTTTAATGGTGAGGGTGACGCTTCTGTTGTTGCTCCGCCTCGCGGTGCGCTGGCTGGTAGTAACCGCCAGAATCTGACAGGGAGCTTTACCTTGAACGTGGAGGGTGCTCTACCTGGGATGAAGGTCACTGCGGGGAAAACCAACCAGCCAGGCATCGCGGTGGAGGCCGATGTGGGGTATCGCTCTTTGGCTATGCCTTGATATGGGTTGACTAGGATGGGTTTGCCTTGATGATTGATCGCGTTAAAGTCAGCGAACCAACAGGTTGAGAAGGGGATTCTCATGCGATTCATCCTAGTCAGCGTCCTCGCCGCTGCTGCCGGTTTAGCTCATGCGGCCCCAAGCGCGGAGCAGCAGGCGTTCATTGCTTATTTGGAAGGCCCAGGTGAGCCCAAGATCAAAGATGCAACATGGATGACTGACAGCAATCTTTACGTAGCCGTGGTTAGTGACGGCACTGATCGTAGCGGCTTTGCTGAGTACCTATGTCAGGCGGCAAAAGATCATGGTGTTCAGCCAGATCTGATCAAGGTGGTGGATATCGCCAAGATCGTCGCCGAGAAAAAGTTTGTTGAGTTGGGTTCGACGTACTGCCCTAAGGCCTCAGAGCCGGCAACTGAAGTTAAGTTTTACTGAGGTCTACTTGTTCCCCAAACCCCGCCCCGGCGGGGTTTTTTATTGCCCGGAGAAAACCATGGCGTGGCGTGACCGTTTGCAGGCTGCGTCCTTCCGGGGCGTGCCGTTTGAGTATCGCTCGGATGATCTGTCCGGCATTGGCCGGCGCAACCAGGCGCATGAATACCCTAAGCGGGATCAGGGCTACATAGAGGACATGGGCCGTAGCCTTGAGAGTATCGATCTTGAGGCCATCCTGATTGGCCCTGACTACCTGGACCGTCTGGAACCATTGTTGAAGGCGCTACGCGCTGAAGGCCCGGGCGAGTTGGTTCACCCGTTCTACGGGCGGATGCAGGTAGTTGCTGATCCTGGCTGCCGGGTGCGGCACAGCTTTGAAGAAGGGGGCATGTGCCGTATCAGCCTGACCTTCCTCGAGGCGGGTGATAACAAATACCCAGCCGCCCAGGAAATACCATCGCTTCGCGTTATCGGCTTTGCGGATCGCGTGCAGGCGATTGCCACAACCCGGTTCTCTGACGTGTTCAGTGTCGACGGCATGCCCGAGTGGGTGCGCGACGATGCGTTGAGCGATATCGGCCGCATCGTCGGCGCGGCTCAAACGGTGTATCGCCGGGTGGGCAGTGCGCAGTGGACGGATTTACTGGGTGATGCAGCTGGGCTTGCCGGCGGGCTGTTCGGCTTGTTCCAGGGCGGCACGGGCATGGAGGGGTTGCAGATGGCCAAACAGTTCAGCCAGCAAACGCGGGTGGTTAGCCGGGGCGTGCTGAGTAGTGCGGCCCAGCGGCAAAGCCGGGACAACAGCAAGGCTCTGCTGGATCTGGTGACGGCTGGCAGCATCGCCCAGGCGGCGCGCGACATTGTTGCCGTCGAGGCTCCGATCTATGACGACCTGCAGCAGTGGCGCCGTGAGCTGACCACGGTGGTGGATCGTGAGGTAGAACGCCCCGACCTGCCCCAGGCCAGCTTCGAGGCTCTGGCGGATGTGCGCTCGGAGGTGAGCCGCTACGTGTTGTCCGAGTCGGCCTCTGCTTCCCGGCTGCGCACCTACGTGCCGCCCACCACTTTGCCGGCCGTGGTGCTGGCTTACGACCTGTATGAAGACGCCGGCCGTAGTGACGAACTGGTGCAGCGCAACGGCCTGCGTCATCCCGGCTTTGTGCCCCCTGAACCTCTGAAGGTGCTGAGCGCATGACAACCGAGCGTGTACGGCTGGTGGTGAATGGCAACAGTCATGAGGGCTGGAAGGATGTGCGAATCACCGCCGGCATCGAGCGGCAGGCTCGGGACTTCTCTCTGGTGGTCACGGACAAGTGGCCGGGTAGCGATGTGGCTCGGCGAGTTCGGCCGCTCGATCAGTGCGAGGTCTACTTCGGTTCGGACAAGGTGTTGACCGGCTACGTCGATGCTACGCCGATTAGCTATGACGGGCGGCAGGTGACGGTCTCGGTCAACGGGCGCAGCAAGACGGCGGATCTGGTGGATTGTTCAGCACAGCACAGCTCAGGCCAATGGCGGGGCGTGAGTGTCGAGCACATTGCCCGCGACCTTGCCGCGCCCTACGGGGTGAAGGTCATTGCCGAGGTGCCTACTGGAAACATCAACGATCACCAGATTGAGCCGGGCGAAACTGCCTTTGAAAGTATCGATCGCCTGCTCAGCCAGAAGGCACTGCTGGCCACCGATGATGGTGACGGCAACCAGGTGCTGACCCGTGGCGGCCGGCTGCGGGCCAGCACGCCTATCGTGCTCGGCGAGAACGCGATCAGCTGCTCCGCGTCCCTGGACTTCAAAGAGCGTTATTCCGAGTACGTCTGCAAGGGGCAGCGTAGCGGCAGCGATGAAGACTTTGGTGCTGCCGTCGCGCAACTGCTGGCCAGTGTGCCGGATGGCAGCGTAACCCGCCGCCGTATGTTGGAGCTGCGCGCCGAGGGCAACAGCGACCTGGCGTCTTGTCGTGACCGGGTGCGCTGGGAAGCGGCATACCGGGCAGGCCGCAGTTACCAGGCCACGTACGTGGTCCAGGGTTGGCGTCAGCAGCGCGGCCAGTTGTGGTTGCCCAACATGTTGGTCCATGTGCGTGACCCGCTGATTGGCTTCGATCTGGAGCTGCTGATCTCCGAGGTGGTTTATGCGCAAGGCGAAGGCGGCACGCTGGCAACCTTGACCGTATCGCCTGCTGCAGCGTTTGACCTACTGCCTGGCGTCCCCAAGCCCAAGGGCAAGAAAAAGAAGAAAGAGAGCGGCTTCGCGGTGGGCGAAGGCGAAACCCTGGTGGAGTTCAACTGATGCGCCCGCTCAAAAAGTTAGGCGATACGGTCAAGCGCGGGATCAGCAACCTGCTGGCCCGCGCGGTATTAACGGCGGTGCAACAGAACAAGCTGCAAATCATCCAGGTGCAGATCTTGGCGGGTGAGCCCAAGGATGGTGTTGAGCTGTTTGAGCCATACGGGTTTTCTGGTGCGGCCCTGCCTGGTGCTGAAAGTGTGCTCGGGTTTATTGGCGGTGGTCGCTCGCATGCCATCGCCCTAGTGCAGACGGATCGTCGCTACCGGCCGACAGATCTGCAGCCTGGTGAGGTGGTGGTGTTCAACCACGAGGGCACCCGAGTGGTGCTGCGCAACGGCCATAAGGTTGAGGTTGAAGCGCAGGCGGAGGTGAAGGTCAGCACGGCCAAGGTCACGGTGCTGGCGGCGGACCAGGTGCATATAACCACGGGCAAGGCAGTGCTGCTTGGTGACCTGGAGGTGACCGGTATTACCAAGTTTACCGGCCAGGTGTGGGCCAACGGCGTGCGTATCGATGACGCGCATATGCACGACCTGCTTGGTGGTGGGCAAACGCTGGAGGTGTCCTCATGAGTTTCGACTTTCCATTGATTCTTGATGGCGCGGGCCGGGCTCTCGATGGCCAGCGTGAGAAGCGCTTGGCCAGGGCGGTGATCAATAGCTTGTTCACCTGGGCGCGTGCACGGCCAGGGGATGTGCTGCCAACGCCGGAGAGCCCGCGCATGGGGTGGTGGGGCGATACCTATGCGCCACAGAACGGCGACCGTTTCGGCTCGCGGTTGTGGTTGCTGAGCCGCGAAACCCTGACCGTCCATACGCCGCCCAAGGCGCGCGATCTGGCCAAGGAAGCCCTTGATTGGCTGGTGTCTGACGGCATCGCCGACCAGGTGCAGGTCGAAGCCGTGCGTATCGGCACGGACACGCTGGGCATGCGTGTACTGGTGGACGAACCCGATGGCGGGCGTCTGGAGATTCGTTTCGCTGATATCTGGAGTGCCATCCGTGGCTGAATCTGAATTTTCTCGCAGTCCGTTGGCTGTACTGATCAACCGGCAGCGCACGGATCTGCTCTCGCGTCTTGATCAGGACGATGAGTTGCGGCGTGCGGATGCCGAGGTATATGCGCGGGTCCAGGCTGAGGGGTTGAACGGCCTCTATGGATACCTTGACTGGCAGGCGCGCCAGTACCTGCCGGATCTCGCTGAACAGTCAGGCGTCGAGCGCTGGGCGAATATGCTGGGTGAGTGGTACAGCTCTGCCGTCGCGGCTACCGGGAGCATTCCTGTCGTTGGCAGCATTGGTTCTGCAATCCCGCTGGCGGCGCGCTGGCAAAGTTCGGCGGGTGTTCTCTACCGGCCGGAGGCTGGTGTGGTCTTAACCAGCAGCCCGCAGGATGTGGCGATTGTCTGTGAGGTGCCAGGCGTTACAGGGAACTTGGGTGAGGGTGAACCGCTCAGCTTGATCTCGCCCATTCCGGGGGTGCAGTCGCAAACCGCTGTGCCGGAAACCGGGCTTGATGGTGGTGCCGATCAAGAGCTTGTCGAGGGCCTGCGCGCGAAGGTGCTGCGCCGCCTAAGCCAGCCACCGCAAGGTGGTAGCCCTGCGGACTACGTTAACTGGGCGCTGGCCGCACACCCAGCGGTCACGCGGGCGTGGGTTTACCCGCTTGAGCAGGGGGAGAACACCGTTGTTGTGCGCTTTGTCTGCGATGGTTTGGCCGACCCCATACCGACTGAGCAAGTGGTTGCTGCAGTGCAGGCCTACATTGATGCGCGCGCCCCGGTTACGGCGCACGTGTACGTGCTGGCCCCAGTCGCGGTGCCAATCGCATTCAGCATCGACCTGACTCCAGATAGCCCCGAGGTTCGCGCCCGTGTGCAAAGTGGCTTGAGTGATTTGCTGCGGCGCGAGGGCGAGCCAGGCGGCACCCTGCCGCGTACTCACCTTGGGGAGGCCATCAGCATTGCCGATGGCGAGCAGGATCACATCTTGGCCGTGCCGCCTGGTGATGTTGTGCTCAGTGCGGGCCAGTTCCCTGTGATGGGGGTGATCACATGGCTCTGAGTGCGGATGACTACGCCGGCCAGTTGGATGCCCTGTTGCCGCCTGGCCCAGCTTGGGATGCTGACCTTGAGCCCTTTCATGGCGATGTGCTGGGCACTTTGGGTGGCGGGCTTTCTAGGGTGCACGGCCGGGCCGACGACCTTCTTGTTGAAACAGATCCTCGCACCACCTATGAGCTGCTTGGCCGTTGGGAGCGCACGCTTGGCTTGCCTGATGAATGCACTCTGCCAGGTGCTTCTTTGGCGGAGCGTCGCGCTGCCGTAGTGGCCAAGTTCCTGTCGCTGGGTGGTATGAGCAGAGGTTACTACTTGGCTCTGGCCGCCAGCCTCGGCTACCCCGGCGCAACGATTACCGAGTTCCGCCCCTTTACATGTGAGAGCGCCTGCGACGATGGGTTAGATCCAGCGCCGTGGGGTTCCGTGTGGGTTCTCAATTTGCCTGGCGGTGACCGTCGCCGGGAAATGACATGCGAGTCGGACTGCGATGAAGCGTTGGCCACCTGGGGTGACACCCAAGTGGAATGCGTGGTCAGCAAGCAGGCCCCGGCTCACACCATTCTTCACTTCGCTTATGGAGATGCCTGATGCGGCGTATTAATACCCCGACAGCTGCAGAAGATCTGTTTGGCCCCGGTAAATCGGGCTTTCGTAATGGCAACCCGTCCTTGGCCATTGCCGCCACGCGGCTGAATGCGGAGTTTTTTAACTCGGTGCAAGAGGAGGTTGCCAACGCTATCGAGTTGGGTGGGTTGGCGCTTGACCCAGATGACAATACACAGCTGTTTAAGGTTGTGCGCTTGCTGGCTTCGTCCGGCGGAGTTACCTCGTTAAGCGTCGACACTGTATTGACGGCGGCGCAACGCGGCTTGGTTTTGGTCGATGCAAGCGCCGGCAATCGCTTGATCACCCTGCCAGCCTCGGATGTGGGGCTGGGTGTTATAGATGTCATCATTCGCCGAGTGGACAACAGCGGCAACCGCCTCAAAGTGCAGGCTGCAGGCGCGGACAAAATCAAGTTTCACACCCACCTTAGCCCTGCCGGCTACGCCTTCCTCTACCTCATGGGCGCTGGCGATTATTGGCATCTGCGCAGCGATGGCGCTGGCGGCTGGATTCCCGTGGCTCGCCACGACACCACGCCCATCGGCCGCGTGACGTTTGAAACCACCTCGGCTTTCTCGCCAGGTGGCAACGGCCCAATCGGCGGCGTCGTCTATAACCGCACCGACTGGCCCTGGTTGTGGGATCACGCCCAAGCCTCAGGCATGTTGACCACCGAAGCGCTGCGGGCAGGCTTCGAGGGTGGCTGGACTAGCGGTGACGGTGCCGCGACTTTCCGTGGACCAGATGGCCGTGGCGAGTTTGTGCGTATTCAGGACGATGGCCGTGGTGTTGATAAGTCGCTCTTCTATGGCGTGTTGACCTCTGGCAGCAACGTGATCACCAGCGCGCAATTAGGCGGAGTCAGCATCGGCACAGGTGTTGCGCTCACCGGCAGTGGCATCCCTGTCGGCACAACTGTTCAGTCGGTAAACCTTGTTGGCCAGACAGTCACCATGTCCGCTAACGCTACAGCTTCAAGTGCCTCTGTAGTGATCACCGCTAACGGTCGGGCACCGGGCTCCTGGCAGACAGGTACAGGTCACAACATCGACTCGGGCTCATCGGCGGCATTGCTCGGCGACCGGGTGGCTGGTGTGCCAGATCCAGGCGTTGCGCGCACCGGCATTGGCCTCGATGCAGGTGACGCTAGCAAGTACAACGCAAACGCAGGCTACTACGGAGCCGGCACCGCATCGTCTGGGGTTTTCTCGGAAACCACGGATATCACCTGGGGCGTTACCCGGCCGCGCAACATCGCCTGGCCTGGCCGTATGAAGCTGATTTAAGGGGAACAGCATGAGCATCTATCAAGTTACCCAGGGCGGTGCCCTGATTGGCCCAGTGACCGTACCGCCAGTGCCCGGTGCTGGTGATCTGTTGCCGGAGGGTTTCATCAAGCTACCGGCAGTCCTGGCAAATCCAGGTGCCGGGAAAACCTGGGCATGGGATGGGGTCAAAGCGGTTCAGGCAGTGGACCGGCGCGGTATCTACTTCCGCACTACGGACGGTGGCCTGGTCGAGCATCTAGCCCTTGGCTTGCTGCCCGATGGGTTAACAAGTGATCCGCGCCCCAGTCCTGACCATGGTTGGGCTGGTGAGTCCTGGGAGATCGATCAGGGCCTCGTAGCGAGCAACCGTCTGCGGCGCTCGGATGAGCTGTGTCGCGAAGTGGACACCGCCGCCGATGCCGCCCGCCGCGCTGTTGCTGGCGACCCGCTACGGGCAGTTGAATACGACCGCGCCCGTATTGAGGCGGAGCAGTTCGCTGCGGCTGGATACCTGGGCGACGTACCTCCCATGGTTGCCGCCTGGGCGATCAATGGCCGCACATCCCGGCAGGCGACAGACAGCATCTTGGCCGAGGCTGCCCAGTACACCACCGCCCTGGTGCAACTGCGCACCGTGCGCCTGAATGCCAAAGAGCAGATCCGCAACGCCTTGGCCGGCGGCAACATCGAGCAGGCTGAAGCTGTTGCCACGGCTACCATCGCCAGCATTGAGGCCGCTGTGGCCGGTGTCGGCAACAACGCGGGGGTGTAGGAATGGAAGCTGTCAGCGTTCTGTTCACCCGTCGGCACCACCCTGGCAGCGTCGCCATTCGTGTGGCCACCTGGTCGGCCTGGTCGCACGTCGATCTGGTCGATGATTTGGGTTCTACGCCGGTACTGATCGGAGCTATCGCCTTAAAGGGTGTTGTCGAGGAAAGTCTGGAGCATCGCCTAGCCCAGGCCAGCCGCGCAGCGTTGGTCAAATTCCCGGCCGTCAATCCGGCCGCTGTGATCGCTGCAGCCCGCAGCCAGCTGGGCAAGCCTTACGACTTGCCAGGGATTGCCGGCCTGGTTACCCGCAGCCGTGACTGGCAGGAAGATGACAGCTGGTTTTGCAGTGAGCTGGTGCCTTGGGCATTCGACCGGGGCGGCTCGCCGATATTCCGTCAAGACCTGGTCGGACGCATCACGCCGCAACACCTGTGGATGCCCGCCCACCCATACCTGCGGCCGGGTCGGCCTTTGGATCTGCTGGCTGCGTTCTAGCGAGGAAATTTATGGAAATCACAGAGCAGCAGCTGCTGCACGTCATGCCCTACGCCCGCCGATCTGCGGGCGTTTTTGTTCCTGCAATCAACGCCGCGGCTAAGCGCTGGCAGTTCGACCGCCCCGCGCGAATGGCGGCCTTCTTGGCGCAGATCGGCCACGAAACCTGCCAGCTGCAATTCACCCGCGAGCTGGGTGGCAATGCGTACCTGGCCAAGTACGACACCGGCCTACTGGCTGAGCGCCTGGGCAACACGCCCGAAGCCGATGGCGATGGCCAGCTGTATCGCGGGCGCGGGCTGATTCAGGTTACTGGCCGCTACAACTACGCCAAGTGCAGCGCCGCGTTGTTCGGCGATGACCGCCTGCTGCGTGCCCCACAGCTGCTGGAGCAACCAGAGTGGGCGGCGCAGTCGGCGGGGTGGTTTTGGTGGATCAAGGAACTGAACACGTTGGCCGATCAGGGCCTGTTCAACCGGATCACCAGCAAGATCAACGGAGGCCAGAACGGCCAGGCTGAACGGCGGGAGCTGTGGGCCAGGGCGCGGGAGGTGATCGTATGAGCATCACCGATCTGATCCCGGCGCCAATGCGCATGTGGGTGGTGCTCGGGCTGCTGGCTGCGTTGGTGGCCGGCACAGCCGGTTCCACCTGGTGGGCGATCAGTCCACGCATCGAGCTGCAATCCACTCGCGCTGATCGCGCCGAGCAGGATCTGGCAGATGAACGCGACCTGACAGCCCTGCAGGCGCGCGTGCTGGAGGCGCAGCAGGCCAGCTTTGCGCGGCTGGATGGGGTGGAGCAACGCATGCAGCAGCTCGGCCAAACGCTCCAGCGCAATGCCTCTGCCCATAACCGTGCTCTTGAGGAGCTGAAACGCAATGACCAAACGATTGCTGATTACCTGGCTCAATCTGTTCCTGTTGGCCTCGGGCTGCTCTACGCCCGCCCCGAAACCACCGACCCCGCCGCCTACATTGCGCCACCAACCGTGCAACCTGGTGCCGTGCCGCCTGCCGGCCCGCGCACCGCTGCTGGTGAATGACCACTGGCGGCAAGCGTTGGATGAGTCAGACGCTGCCTTGGTGAGCTGTGCGGCGCAGGTGGTGCGCTGCATTGAGCGTGAGCAGGTGCAACTGCCGGCATCCTTTCCACCAGCAAACTAATAGGCCCAGCGCCGCAGGATTACCTGCGGCGCTGGGCCTTTTTTTGTGCCTGGGATTCCTACCCGATGGGCTTTCTGCCCGCCGATTAGGGGCGCCGGCCTATCATGTGATGATATTGCACCGTGTAACTCGCTGGGCTAATGTGCCGGCATAGCAAAGTGAGACCTTCCTTGTGATATTCAGCAGCACCCTTCTGATGCGAGTCATCAAAGCCCACGCCCGTTGGCGTTGGCGCGCCTGATACCCCCTCGTTCTGGCCTTGCCAGACGCTTTAGTGTTGCCCTGAAACAGACCGCCAATTGATCAATACCCAGCTGCACAAATAGCGGGTATATAAGCGGGTACGGTTTTCAGGGTCTGGAAGATAAGCGCAGTAAAATCAAAGGGTTAGAAATAAAATGCTGCTGATGATCGATAACTTCGATACTCATCCGCAGTAGTCCGGGCTTTTCCTTTTCTATCGCTATGATGCCCGCGCTGCGCGGGCTTCTTCTCCCTGGCTGTCCGCACCTTTCCGCAGACAGCCTCAAAAAATGCGGGTATAAAAGCGGGTATCCTTCGACCGATACCCGCATACCCTCATGCCTCTTACCGACATTAAGATCCGCCAGGCCAAGCCTGGTACGGCTGCTATCAAGCTGACTGATGGTGCCGGCCTGTACCTTGAGGTGCGGCCGAACGGCTCGAAGCTGTGGCGCTATCGCTACCGGATTGCAGGCAAAGAGAACGTCTTTGCTGTCGGCTCCTACCCTGAAGTCTCCCTTTCCGATGCGCGTGCTGAGCGTGAGCTGGCGCGCGAGCATGTGCGCGCCGGCCGGCATCCGTCCCACGTTCGGCAAACTGAGAAGGCGCAGCAGCTGGCTGAAAACCGCAACACCTTTAAGGCCGTTTCCGAGGAATGGATCGAGGCGCGATTAAGCCAGCGCAGTGCCACCTACCGTGACCAAGTGGAGCGCGCATTTAAGCGTGACGTTTACCCGAAGCTCGGCCGCCTGCCTATGCGTGAGGTGACAGCCGCCCTGGTGCTTGATGTGCTGCGGGTTATGGATGGCCGGGGCGCGACCACGCTTGCCCTGCAGGTGCGCCAGTGGATCTCCGCTGTGTTTCGGTTTGGGGTGGCCACCCTGCGTGCGGATGCAGACCCGGCCGCTGCCCTCAAGGGGGCTGTTGTGCGCAAGGCGGTAAACCACAGCAAGCCAATGACGCTTGAGCAGCTGAGGGAGTACTACGCTGCCGTCGACAAGTACAAGGGGCACCGCGTGACGGTGATCGCCCTGAGGCTGCTGCCGATGCTGTTCACCCGCACTGTCGAGTTGAGGTGCGCGCACTGGCCGGAGTTCGATCTGGATGCGGCCGTGTGGGAGATCCCGGCCGAGCGGATGAAGATGCGGCGTAAGCACCTGGTGCCGCTGCCGGCGCAGGCTGTTGAGCTGCTGAGAGAGCTGCGGCGGATTACACCGGGTGAGCTGTGCTTCCCTGGTTTGGTGAGTCCTGACAAGCCGTTGAGTCCCACCACGCTAAATCGAGCGCTTGAGTACTTGAGCATGGATGGGTGGCACTGCCACGACTTTCGGGCGACGGCCTCAACGCACCTGTATGAGTCGGGGCGGTGGCGTGCTGAGGTGATCGAGCTGCAGCTGGCTCATGCCGAGCGGAACAAGGTGCGGGCGGCCTACAACCATGCCCAGTATTTGGATGAGCGACGGCAGCTGATGCAGTGGTGGGCTGCGCAGCTAGCTGTATGAGTCTGCGGTTTGAGGGTTGCAGTGGCTAGTGTGAGTCAGCAGTATTGATGCACCAATCTGGAGAGGTGCATCAATATGGCTAAAGTGGTCTATTCGCTGAAAGAGAAAAAAGGAACCCAAGAGTTCCATCTTTTCACTGCGACTCCTACGGAGAACAATAAGTGCATACCGGCGAATAAGTCCATTTGCAGAAAAATGGATCTTTCTGAAACCGAGTCAACTTCGAAGTTCTGTATGGCTGAGGCTGTGGCAAGGGTTCATTGTGCCTCTGTCGGGCGGAGTGTTTGCGGCACCTGTGTCAGTCATCTTTATGAGACCTACTGAGATGGTCCAGATCTTCAGGTGTTATGACGCGGCACAGGATGTTCTCGACTGCGCGTTAGCGGATGGGATAGTGGGGATCGGTGGCGGGCGGACAAGTACGCGGCGTCTGCTGCGTGCGGTGTATGACCTTGCTGAGGCTGGTGGTCACGAGCGGATAGTGGCTTTGTCTACCTATAACCATCCTTCAACCGAACTGGCCTACATCTACGATGACGAGTTTTACGACTCGGATAGTGCTCGGGCCAAGGTCATCAAGGCTTATGACCTGGCCAATCCGGATGAGGATTAAGCGGCCTGCTGCTCTATGCCGCGAGCTAGTTTTTGCTGCTTGATCCGCCTCTGCTCAGTATCTGGTGGTTCAGCGAGAAATGCTGCGGGCTTGGGCGGACTCAATCTTGGAAGGGTGGTGAAATGGAAGGATTTTTGTGGGGGCTGTTGGCGGCATACATCGCAGCGATCTTCTTTGTTGCGTATGACAAGCCGAGCTTCTATCTGGATCACTTGGATTTTCCGGCCTTTATTGTGCCGATCGGTGCGGTTTCGTTGATGTCACTTTGGAATGGTGGCGCAAGCGCTGGTTTTAAGGCAGCTAGAGACCTGATACCTGCTGATAAGCTTAACGCCGCCTATAGTCAGCTAAGTGGTACTCAGGCCTCCGACACGATGTTCTTCATTTGCGGAGGGCTATTTCTTGTGGCTGCGTTGGCGTCGTTTATTGCGGCGAAAATGAAAAGATATCTAGCTGCCAGCTAGCCTTTAGGCCGCCCTCCGGGCGGCCTTTTGCTTTTCAATCCATTCCTGTACTTCCACCTGTGACCACCTCGATGCGAACCCGAGCTTTACCGGCTCGGGGAAGGTGCCGGCGGTGATCATTTCGTAGATGGCGCTTTTGCCGAAGCCTGCCTGGTGGCAGACCTCAGGCAGCTTTAGCAGCACGTCAATCTCCGGCTTGTTGGTCTCGCTCATGCTGCCTCCTGCAGTGCTTGCCTGCCGCGCAGTGGGTTTGCGCGCAGCAGGGCTTCTAATGGCGGTGGTGATACCGAGTTGCCGCACATGCGCACCTGGGCGCGGGCGGTGATCGGTTTGCCGTCGTGGCCGTGGTCGATCACGTAATTGCTCGGGAAACCTTGCGCCAGGTACAGCTCGCGCGGGGTGAGCATGCGCATGCCGATGTCGACGATCACGTATGGCGAGCCCTTGATCACGACCGTTACCAGCGCCAGGCGGTCGCGGGTGGTGATGGTGGCGGCTGGGTCGCGGGCGTCGTAGGTGTTGTCGGTGCCGTAGTAGCCCATCAGGAATGCGGCAACGCGCAGGGCACCGGCTTCGTGCTCGGGTGCCAGGGTGCATTCCATCAGCGCCAGGTGGGTGCCGCCGGCGGTGATGGCCGGTGCTTGGTCTCGCAGATCCTCGCCTACGCAGTTGTTGCGCAGGGTCACGAGGCTGGCCGCCACGATGTTCTGCTGGCTTCCCGTAGTGGTGATGGCTGATGCCGGGCGGGTGGGGTGGTGCCCCGGTGTCTTGTTGAACCCGCCGTTGTGCTGCGCCATGTACGCGACCGTGGCGTCGGCCTGTACCAGCTTGGGCGCGACCACTGCAAAGTGACCGCCTTTAACCTCGGCGCATAGCGTCGGGATCGGCTCGGCCGCTGCCACGTTGCGCTGATTGCTGGCGTTGGCGTGCTCGGTGATGAAGGGCGCGAGGGTAGGCTGTGCAATCGCAAACCCGTGGCCGCCTGTGATGGTTGCGATTGGGTTGCCAGTGCCCTGGCCACGGAACTCTGCGCCGCCGTGGTTCACGCTGACGATGAACGGATCTGGGTGGTTGATGAAGAAGCGCTCGATGCCCTTGCGGATGCGCGCCATCGTCTTGGCCACCAGTGGGCGCTTGACCTTGAAGGCTTTGCCGCCTTCCTTATCGAGGAAAATGCTGGGGCAGGGGATGGACCAGTCAATGCACTCGGCCACCGGCACCCAGGCTTTGTGGCCCTTGCCTGGTGCTTTGCGGTGGGTAGGCTCGGGCCAGTTCAGCGGCTCCCCGGCCC